TCCACACCTTCAGCCGCTACCGAGGGAAGCGGGAGGCGGCCGAGATCATGGGGCACGTCTACGACGCGCTCCACCGGCACGAGCTCTCCGTGGCGGGCCGTCACCTCGTGACGTGCGAGTGGGACGGTCTCGGGGAGGTCATGCGCGAGCAGGACGGGCTGACGCACCACGCGGTGCAGCGGTTCCGGATCATCGTCACCACGAGCGCGTCGTAGCGCAGGAGCACAGGCCATGAGCGAGCAAGTCGGCCGCGAGATGACCCTCGCGATCGGGACGGACGGGTCCGAGGCGACCATCACCGGGGTCCGGACCAAGTCCTTCACGATCAACAACGAGCCGGTGGACATCACGAACGACGACGACGACGGCTGGCGGGACATGCTGTCGGTTCCCGGGCAGAAGTCCGTGGACTACTCCTGCGAGGGGGTGGTCGTGGATGACGACGTCCGGGCGCTGGCGGCCGCTGCTGCCGACGTCTCCACCAACGTGGTGCTCACCTTCCCGACGCTCTCCGGCGAGACGACGCCGGCGAACCTCGAGTGCCAGGCGGTGATCACGTCCTACGCCGAGACCGGTCAGTACAACGAGGCGATCACCTTCACGCTCGAGCTGCAGAGCAAGGGCGCCGTGACCTACACGGCCGGGTCCTGATGGACCAGCCGAACCGCATCGAGCTGCGCCTGCGGTGGCGTGGCGAGGACTACGCCTGCCGGCCGGACATGCAGACGCTGATGATGATCGAGGAGCGCGTGCTGCTGCATCGGCTGGCGTCACGCATCGCCCGGGGGCCGGACGAGATCCCGAGCACGCATCTCCTGTGGGTCGTCTACTGCCTGCTCTACCGCGCCGGCGCACGGATCACGGCGGACGAGGTCCGGCAGGCGGCCGTGGATGGGGACCTCGAGACGCAGACCATGGTCGACGTCGCAGGCTGGCTGGTCTCCGAGGTGTACGGCCCCGGGCCCCGGAAGCGGGAAGAGGACGAGGAGCCGGAGCCGGGAAAGCCGGAAGCCTGATCGCCCGGCTCGCGTCCGGGCAGGACGTGTTCGAGCCCGTGCGCTTCGACGAGCTGTTCCGGGCCGCGGTCGGCGCCTGGGGGATCGGGCCCACGGAGTTCCGGCGGCTGACGCTGCGCGAGTTCTGGTGGCTGTTCGACGTGCGGCGCCCGCCGCCGCCGAAGGTCGGGCGTTCATCGTTCACGGTTCCCGAGGTCAAGCGCCTGATCAAGCTCCAGCAGGAGCTGAAGGCGAAGAGGGCGGCCGAGGCCGCGGAGAAGGCATCCCATGGCGCGTGAAGTCGATGCGGTCCACGCCCGGTTCACGGGCGACACCCGGGACCTGGACGAGGCCGTCCGCCGCTCGCAGGGGCGGGTGGAGCAGTTCCGGGATCGGCTGCGCACGGTCGGTGCGAGCCTCGCGAAGATGGGGGCGGCCGCGGGCGTGGCCGCCGGTGGGATCGCCGCGGTCACGAACCGCGTGCTCGCCTCCGCGGATGCCATCGGCAAGGCCGCCAACGCGGCCGGCGTCACCACCACGCAGATCCAGACCCTGCGCTTCGCCTTCGGGCAGCTCGCCGGCACGACCGACCAGCAGGTCGACGTCGCCCTGCAGCGCTTCAACCGCACGCTCGGCATGGCCCGCCAGGGCTCGAAGGAGTACGCCGACGCGCTCGGGGCCCTCAACGTCTCCCTCTCCCGCGACACGCCCGCTGCCCTCGAGGAGACCCTCCGGGGTCTCGCTGCCATCGAAGGGGACGCGGACCGCGCTGCCATCGCCTCGCGCGTCTTCGGCGAGGAGGTGGGGCCGCGCATGGCGGCCGCGCTTTCTGAAGGCATCACCGCGGTCTCGGATCTCCGATCTCTGTTCGAGCGTGAAGGCGGCATCATCGACCCGCAGAACATCCGCAATGCGGAGTCGTTCAACGATGAGATGGACCGCCTGTCTCGGATCGTCAACGCAAGGCTTGCGAATGCGATCGGCGAGAACGCTGACGAACTGACAGAGCTTGCTGAAGCTCTTGGAGATGTGGTCGCCACTGCAACCAACGCAGTTGGTTGGATCGCCCGTCTGTATCGAACGGTGCGCGAAGGGTACGAAAGCCTGCCGGAACCGCTGCAAAACGCGGCCTCGATGTTGAGCCCGGCTACAGCCATCTTTGGAGAAGACTCCAGAATCGGGATTCGTGCGTGGCAGGAACTCCTTGGTTTGCAAGAAAAGGCAGCCGCTAACATCTCCGAGATCGACACCAGCGGCTTCCCAGCGCGCCGCCTGAACATCTCCGAGATCGACACCAGCGGCTTTCCAGCGCGCCGCACGCTGGCGGAGCAGATGCAGGACGGCGGCTTCGACGTGCCCGGCCGATCGATGGAGGGCCGACAGAGAGCCTTCGGTGCCATCGACGACGCGTCCGCCGGCCTCGAACGGGTCCGTGAGGAATCCGCGCTCCGCCTTGAGGCCCTGCGCGAGCGCTACATGACCGAGGAGGAGCTGCTCCAGGAGTCGAAGAACCGCGAGCTCGAGATCCTGCAGACCGCACTGGCGAACCAGCAGGTCACCGAGGAGGAGGCCCGGACGCTCACGGAGGAGATCGAAGCGGAGCACATGGACCGGCTCAAGGCGATCCGGGAGCGCGGCCTCGACGAGATCGACCGAGTCACGCAGCAGAGCTTCGCTCGACAGGCTTCGTGGGTCGCCGGCTACCTCTCCGACATGACCGCCGCGACGGCGACCGAGAGCAAGACCATGTTTGAGCTGAACAAGGCTGCGGCGCTCGCGAACGCGGCGCTCGACGCCCGGGAAGCCGTCACGGGGGCCTACAAGGTCGGGGCCCGCATCGGTGGCCCTCCGCTCGGCGCGGCCTTCGCAGCGGCCGCAGGGGCGGCTCAGGCGGCGCAGATCTCGGCCATCGCCGGACAGTCCTTCGGCAGCGGCACGGCGCCCAGCGTCGGCTCGACTCCCGCGCCTCCGGTCACCCCGGTCGACGGCGGCGGCAACGCGGCGGCTGGCGGCGGTGGTGGTGGAGTGGCGCAGACCCTCACCGTCCGCGGCATCGACCGCGACTCTCTCTTCGACGGGGCCTCCGTCCGCCGCCTCGCCGAGCAGCTCCTCGAGTTCCAGCGCGACGGCGGCCGCGTCGTCCTGCAGGGCTGATCCATGGGCCTTCTGGTCGACGAGCGCACCACGCCGGATGCGCAGCCCGTCCTCGCCTACGCGAATCCGGCCTTCTCCGGATCCTTCTCTGCGACGAACGCCGCCACGGGCTTCCCCGCGCTTGCCGCCCGCAGCTACGCCACCTACGAGGGCTGGCGTCCGACCAGCGCAGACGCGGACCTCACGATTGCCCTCGACACTGCGCAGACCATCGACTACATGGCGGCCGTGTGCATTGGCGCCGCGGCCGACACGACCATCCGCCCGTGGGTGACTACGGACGGGTCCACCTACGTGGCGCAGTCCGCCGCTCAGGACGCTGACGAGGGCGCCATTCTCTGGCTCCTGGACTCCGTGGCGTCGGTGGATGCCGTGCGGTTCCAGGTCGTCAACGGGAACATCGCGGGTTTCCGCCTCGCCGTGGTGATGGCGGGACAGCGCACCGAGCTCGAGCGGCGCATCTACGTGGGGCACTCGCCCATCACCCGCTCCCGGCAGGTCGAGACCACCTCGAACCGTTCGGAGTCAGGCCAGTTCCTCGGCCGGATCGTCCGCCGGACCTCCCTCGCCACGTCGGTCTCCATGGGCAACCTGACCGCGGCCTTCGTCCGGAACACCCTCGACCCGGCCTTCGTCGCCCTGCAGCAGCAGCCGGCGTTCTGGGCCTGGCGCCCGGAGGCCGCGTTCGCCTCGGAGGTCGCCTACGCCTGGATGCAGGGTGACCCGCAGGTCGTGAACCAGCGGCCGAACGGGATGATGCAGATCAACTTCGAGCTCGGCTCCGGGCCCTTCGCATGAGCGAGGCGATCACCCTCGTCGAGCTGGACATCGACTTCTGCCAGCTCACCTACGGCGTCTCTCCCTGCAACGCCGGCCTCGGTCTGCCCATCCTCGACGAGGATGCCTTCGAGATCCTCGACGAGGACGGCCTCGCGCTCCTGGACGAGACGGGCGTGGCGGATGGCACCGGCACGAAGAAGTGCTTCAACACCTACGCCACCTGCCAGGACCGCGCGAACTACGACCGCGGCACGAAGACCCTGCGCTACGCCGTGGGCTCTCCCGGGGTCGCCAAGGCCGACATCGAAGCGATCCCCAGCATCGTCTCGGTGCGGCACTCCCCCGGGCGCATCCGGATCGGGGAGGACCTCGGCGAGCGCGCCTCTGTGC